GAAGAGGAGTTAGAAAAAGAGGAATTACAAGAGGGTGAAGAGGAACTAGAAGGAGAGGAATTACAAGAGGGTGAAGAGGAACTAGAAGAAGAAGATGAAGAGGGAGTAAAAATTAAAATTACAAAAAATGGAATCAAAAAGTTGAAAAAATATTTTAATAATCGTTTAATTATTATAGATGAAGTACATAATTTAAAGTCAAACAACAAAGATGCAGCTTACTTGATGTTACTTGTAAAGTATGCTGATAATGTGCGACTTTTATTTTTATCGGCAACACCTATGTTTAATGATGCCAAAGAAATTGTTTGGCTTTTAAATTTAATGAGAGTCAATGACCGTCGTCCCAAAATATATTCAAAAGATATTTTTGATTCGGATAATAACCTTTTGACTATGAACGGTAAAGAAATTGGAAAACAGCGACTTCAAGAAGCAGCAATAGGTTATGTATCATTTGTAAAAGGAGAAAATCCATATACATTTCCTTACCGAGTGTTTCCTTCTATATTTTCAAAACAACATGCTTTAAAGCGAGAAGAGACGGATGAAGAAAAAGGTAGCACAGGAACATTATCTTATCCAAAGTTTACATTTGATGGAAAGTCTACAGTTCCAGGTCTGCAATATGTTGACGTTTATGTTACAAAAATAAAAAAACATCAAAATGAAATCTACATGAAAAAAATAGAGGAATTAAGAAGTGGAAAAGATGTTTCCACAGTAGAAAAGTTTGAAGAGCAACAAGAAGACCTGCGAAAACGGCGTCTAAATGGTAACGTTGATGTAATTGATGATGATAATACTGCACTTTCAGGTTATAGTATTAACAGTTTAATTGCTTTGCGCCAAATATTGAACATGACATATCCATATAAAAGTGATTTTGAAGATGACATTGAATATACATATGGAAACATGGGACTTTTAACTGTAATGGAAAAGGTAAAGGGTCAATACAAATATAAAAATCCAAAAGAACGTATATTTTCTCCAGAGAGAATTGGAAATTATAGTTCGAAAATTAAGTCTATATGTGACAATATTGTTTTAAAATATAATAAAGTAAAAGCGTCTGAAAGCACATTTTGCGAAGGCATAGTTCTAATTTATACTTATTTTATTGAAGGGGGTGTAATTCCAATGGCTTTAGCATTAGAAGAGCTTGGATTTACAAGATACAAGAGTAGTAGCAGTTCAAAATCGCTTTTACTTGGAACAACTAAGTCAAATGGGTTAAACTACTCTCTTATTACAGGAAATCAGTCAATTTCTCCAAATAATGATATAGAAATAAATGCGTTACGTTCTGATAAAAATGTGAATGGGTCTGTTTGTAAAGTTGTAATCATATCGAAATCAGCATCTGAAGGTGTAGATTTAAAAAACATACGTCAGATACATGTTATGGATCCGTGGTATAACATGAGTGCAATAGAACAAACTATTGGACGCGGTATAAGAACTTGCAGTCATAAAAAGTTACCATTTGATAAACGAAATGTTCAAATATTCTTACATGCATCCGTGTTAGAAGACGCTGGATTTGAAACAGCAGACTTGGCAATGTATCGTTTTTCAGAAATTAAAGAAATAAAAATAGGGACTGTGAATAGAGCACTGAAAGAATCTTCTGTTGACTGTATTTTAAATATGAAACAAAATGATTTTACGTCTAAGAATTTAGACACAGAAGTAGACCTGCAATTGTCAACTGGTGACTCTATTCGGTATAAAATTGGAGATAAACCTTATACATCTGCGTGTGATTATATGAAAAATTGTAGTTATAGATGTAACCCAGACGAAAAAAAACAAAATATAAAACTAGCAACATTTAATGAATCATTCATATTAATGAATGTTGAAAATATTATAAAAATTATTAAACAAGCATTTCGAGAGAAACACTTTTATAAGAAAATGGATTTAATTCATTTTATAAATCGTGTGAAAATGTATTCATTACTTCAAATTCATTTTGCATTAACACAAATGATTCATGATAATAGTGAATTTCTTGTTGACATCTACGGAAAGTATGGATATTTGATAAACATTGGTGACTATTATTTTTTTCAACCAAAAGAATTAAATGATTCTTCAGTTTCTATTTTTGAAAAAAGCACACCCATTCCATTTAAACGTGAAAAAATAACATTATTAGTAAAACCTCATAAACAGGGACACCAGGAAAATCCAAGTGGAGAAGTTGAAAATGTTAAGGAGTCAACACAAGTGGAAAGCAATGCAACCGCCGAATCTGTTATTGAAAATATTATAGCAAGTATTGGATACACGCATGCACTTTCAATGAATCTTTCCTTAACAAAAAAAGAGAGAAACGACCTTGCAGATGCACAAGATCCAGTTTTAAAAGTAATACCCGGTTCAATTCCAATGATATCAAGAGATCGAAAGTGGTATATTTATAGTTACGAAATGATTGAGATCATGAAGGATATTTTGTCTATTGAAGAAATAAGTTGGTATGTATTTCTTCATGTTATGGACCATTTAACATTTGAGGAAATAAATGCTTTGGTATTAAATTTACATGTGTTGAGTGAAATTGCAAATAAAATGAAAACAACTATAGAAAAAATGAAAACTTTTGCATCATCAAAAGTTAAAAATGTTGCTATAAAAATTCAACAAACTAGAGAAAGTGTTTATTTAAATTCTCTCAATTATGTAAGTTTTATATTAAAATATTTCAACTCATTTATTACCAAAGACAAGGATGGTATATTATATTTATTTGTAGATAATCGAGAGAATACGAGAGATATTTCTAAAAAAATACAAATGTATTATAAAAAAAATGAAAAAGTGTCAGTGCCGTGGATGGAATTTCAACAAGAAGGGTTGACGAGCACTGAATATAATGAATTGAAGTCTGTATTTAAAAAAGACAACTTAGCAGAATTTGTTGGATTTATGCAGTCTATTAAAGACAGTGATGTTGTTTTTAAAGTTAAGGAAGGTGGAAATCGAGGAAGTGTTTGCGCAACATCTCCAACAATGAAACGAACGTTGCAGGATATTTTAGACTTTAAATTTACGAATGTTAAGATACCTTCAAGTATTGTTCAAATTGTATATTGTATTTTACAAGAAATTATTTTACGACATTATAATAGTATAAAATTAAATGATAAAATATGGATGTTGAACGCAGTTGAAGCAATTTATTCCATTTAATTATTAATTTTAAGAAAATTGAATTATGAATATATAAATATAAAACTATATATTCATATTATATAGTTGGTCAACAAAAATGAGTTTGTCCAGTCAACCCATAAATAAGAAATTATCATCTTTAAAAGGTGATAATGGAGAAGATTTGTTATACTCGAGAGCAATTTTATCACAAAAAGTGCAACTACCGTTTATTCTAGTTGGGACAAATATTGAAAAAACAATTCAGAACACGATATCGACAAAAATAGAAGGCAAGTGTATCGTAGAAGGGTATGTTAAACCGGGATCAATAAAAATTATCAACACATCGAGTGGAACTTTACAAGGCAAGTTTATTGAATTTGAAGTGGTATTTGAGTGTAGTATTTGTTGTCCGGTCGAAGGGATGCAGATCAAATGTTATGCCAAGAATATCACTCAAGCAGGAATAAGAGCATTTACAAATTTGGATGAAACAAAGTCTCCTGTAATTATTTATGTTTCTAGAGATCATCATTCAACTAATGAGTATTTTAATTCTGTTAAAGAAAAAGATGCCATTCGAATTCGTGTCATTGGACAGCGGTTCGAGTTGAACGATAAACAAGTTTCGATTATTGGTGAACTTTTGCCTAAAGTATCGAGTTCTGCTTCTTCTACTTCTTCTGTTTCTTTTGGTCAGGGACATGGACAGGGAGAAGGTCCTGTAAGAAAGAAAATTATAATTCGACCAAAGTGAACCAACTAAATAATAACAAATAATTATTAAATAAATGAAAATATATTTTTAATTGAAAACATTTTCATTTTCTCTCTACTCTCTCTAGTTGGTTATTTGTATAAATTGAATTAAAAAAAATTTACACTTTATATTGTTTTCGAGTTTTCGTTTTTTTTTGAAGTTGTTGTGAATGTACAGGAGGTAAATCGTGAATATGAATCAGCGCTGTTCCTGTTGCAACACAAATAATGACATTTTTTGTTTCACTTAATGTCACTTCAACTCCAGAAATCATTGTAACTCCAGGATACATGATGAGTGCATTTTTTATAAGTTCATCAATTGCATCATTGTATACATCATCTACTTTTTTATTTATGGCATCATTTTTTCCTCCAAATAATGATGATAAATTTCCAATAATATTTCTAAACAACGAAACACCATGAACATTGATTCCACGTGCAATACCCAAAGGTTTATATTTATTTATATCATAGGTCATAAGTGTGGATAAAATAATATTTGACTTATCATTAAAGTTTGTCATAATGAAGTAGTATATAAAATGTATATAAAAAAAAGAAAAATAAAAAATATAATTTTTCTTTTTTATTTTTCTTTTTTATTTTTATTTGTTTGGGGTGGTCCGCTCATATGAATTCCTCATTTAAAATGAGAGATCCCTTGCTTAATCATCACGTGTCGAGCAGGGTAATGTTTCCACTACTGTCCACTCTCCTTCTTCATCTTCATTTTGATACATGTTTTTTCCTTGAGACATTCTTTCATGGTAGCATTTGCTACAGTCGTCGCAAAACCAAAAGCGCTGTCCAGTGTCATGCGTGTGTTCAACGCAGTAAGTAAATCCATGACAATGATTTTGACGATTGAGAAATTGTGAATAGCAAAACATAAGTTGTGCGTCTGGGTTAGAGCTTTTTTTTTTTGGCAATTCAACATCAAGCAGGCGACTGTTTAGGTACTGAGATAAGCATGCTTTTGGGAAATATTTTTTCAAAACTTCGGCACGGGCTCCACAAGCTTTGCTGGTAGCATCCCATTCTTCTTTGAATGTATTACCTGGCCACCATCTCCATGATACGTCAGTCATCTTCTTCTGATTGTTCTTTTTGATAACTCTACATAAAAGTAATGTAAATAAAAAAAAATCAATTTACATAACTCTTAATAGGATTTTTTGTAAAAAATTATTGT